ATAAACTGGTAAAATTTTGATTATGGAAAATACTGACAAAACAATAGAAAAGCCATGCACTATACATAATGTTGTATGCTGTGGCGTGTTAGAAAAAATGAACTTAGGTTGGATGAAACTTGAAGATGGAACTAAGTGTATGCCGTACATAAAAGGTCATTCAGATGAAAATATGTACCGAGTAAATAACTGCCCTTCTTGCGGGAAGTATGTTAGAGATGTAATGATTTAGCCATTGCATACAACGGATGGTAATATGGTTAGTGGCTTTTTAGCCATTAAATATATTACGTGTTACCTACTGGTGCGACTTTAAAAGACAGAACTTAAATTAATAACCGAACCTTTTCTATTATTTTTTAGAGCGAGGGCAAATTAATTTTACAAAAATTAAAATATAGATTATGAGTAAGAAATATGAGATTATATACGCAGACCCCGCTTGGTCTTTTGGCGATAGATTAAGAAGTAGTAAAAAGAAAGCAGACGGTAAAATGGATTATAGAGAATTAGAAAGACACTATAATACTATGAGTATAAAAGAGATGTGCGAAATTCCTGTAAATAATATAACTGCTGACAATAGTGTTTTATTTATGTGGACTACTGATGCACACTTGGAGGAAGCAATGAAAGTTATAAATGCTTGGGGTTTTAAATATAAAACTATTGGTTTTGTTTGGAACAAAAAAACGAACAAAGGAAATCAAGTTTGTTTTATGGGTAAATGGACTATGAAAGGAAGCGAGATTTGTCTACTTGCAACAAAAGGAAAGGCACATTCAATGATTGAAAAACATAATGTTAGACAACTTGTAGAAGCAGAAAGACAAAAGCATAGCAAAAAACCTGATGAAGTAAGAAATAGGATAGTAAAGTTATTAGGTAACAGACCAAGACTTGAAATGTTTTGTAGAGAATCCAAACAAGGTTGGGATGTTTGGGGTAATGAAGTAAATAATAGTATTGCGATTGAGTAATAAAAAAGCGTTGGAAGAAAAAATAAAAGAAAAAGATAATGAATCACCAACTTTGTTTAATGAACTGAATTAAGCACTTGTAGGTAACGTATGGGAATATGGTTAGTGGCTGTTTAGCCATTAATTATATTACGTGTTGTCTATCTGTTATTTTTAGCGATGGTAAATTGCGTAGCAAAACCTAACGAAATGTTAAAGTTTAAGTATAAACTGAAAATAAATCTTGTTTTACTTGTGTAGTATTAAGTATATACTTATATTTGTAGTGTTGAAAGTAATCAACGAAACTAAAACAAACATTATGATAACTTATAACGAAAACGGAATTGAAATTACAGAAGCGCAATTAGAAACTAAATTAGATTCTTTAATGAATGATGAAGTAGTTGTTAAAACAACTAAAGAGACTAACGTTACTGGAAGAATGGAAAGTGAAACTATTTATACTGTTGAATGTGGTTTAGAAACTGCTTTAGTAACTATTGATTCTAATGATATTTATAAAGATTATGTTGTAAGTATTTTTGATAATAGATTTAACTATGAAAATAAAATAGTGGAATTTACAAATAAGTTAGAAGCTAAAAAATACGCTTTTTCTACTTATAAAAAAATGGTTTCTAACTATCAAAAAAGAGCCAATATGTTGAATACAGAATGGAAAAAACAAGGATTAATATAATGGATATTAAAAAACTAAAAAAAGAACTCGGACTATCTCAAAATGATTTAGCCGAGTTCTTCGATATGTCTTACGGTGCATATGCTAATAGTAGTGCTAAAGATAGATATGAGACAGCGATATGCCGTTTTTATGAGCACGTGTTGAAGGCAAAAAAATAATTGTAGACAACAACCGTATATCGTTATTAACGATATTTTTTATATCAATACTCAATCAAATAAACGTTTTTAATATAAATTAAACTATATTTACAATCAAATATAAATTTTGGATATATTAAACCAACTCAGCAAGGATAATAAAAAGTGGCAAGCTTACGCCTTTAAAATTTGTAATGATATAGACATAGCAAATGATTTAGTGCAAGAGATGTATTTAAAATTCCATCGCAATAGTTACACTAAGAATGACGCTGGTTATGTTTACTGGGCTTTAAAGAATCTATACAGAGACACCTTTAAAAACAAACTACAAACAGTATCTTTGGATTTAATTACAGAGCTTCAGCATAAGACCCAAGAGCAAATAGATTACCAGCCTAGCGATGCTGATAATGTAGTCAAGAAAAAGCTAGAATCTCACAACGCTTACTATGCCGAATTAGCTTTAATGAATGCTGATGGCAAGTCTTTAAGAAAATTAGCTTATCTTTACAAAAAGAACCATGTAACAATTCATCTTAATATCAAAAAGATTAAAGAAAATTTATCACAAGATAAGGAAATCAAAGAGGTTTACTTATCACTTAAATAAAACACTATGGCAAGACCAAAAGGAAGCACCAACAAGAAGACAACAAAGAAAAAGTTTGTCACTAAAGAAGAGCAGACAGCAAGCCCTAAAGCATTAGGAGACATCATAAGCGACTTTACAACCTTACTCGGTATAAAGAAATGTGAGTCATGCGATAGACGTCATAAGATACTTAATAGGTTTATTCCTTTTAACTCGACTAAGGGCAAAATGACTGAGGAGCAATACAACGATTGGAAAGCGTTTAAGGAATCTAATTTAACAACCCTTAACGATGCTCACATGGATTTAATAGAAGATACTAATTGGGCTATCTATGGAAGAGTAACTAACCCAACGTGTCGAAATTGCCAAGGTACGGCATCGGCATGGCTGCAATTGATTAAGGGAGTTGACGAAGTGTATAACGAATATTAGTTATGATTAATAAATTGAACTCAATATATTTCAATTATGGATAAAAGAAAAAACAACGGAGGTCATTCTAACGGAGGACGTAAGCCAAAAGCAGAAGAGCAAAAGCTAGTCGAAAAGTTAACGCCTTTAATTAGCAAAGGATATAAAGCACTTGAAAGCGGTTTAGATAATGATCAATCATGGGCGGTTAAACTATTCTTTGAGTACCTCTACGGCAAGCCTAAGCAATCTGTAGACGTTACCAGCGGAGGGGATAAGATAAAGCAGCAGATACTAAGTGTCAACCCTTTAATAGAGGAAGATGAATAAAAAAGAATACAGTATCGGGGACATTGTATATTTAATAACAGACCCAGAACAAAGAAAAAGAATAGTGATAGCAATAAATGAGTCCTGCAATGGGTTTTCTTATCGCTTAGCTTGCGGCAGTGAAGAATATTACTCTTTCAGCGTTGAGATGGATAGAGAAAAAAGATTAGCGGATATTTAGTGATTAAAGTAACCACAGCCTTAAACAAAATCTGCGCCCTAAAGAAGCGCATTTGGTGTTTGCAAGGATCGCAAGGAGCTGCTAAAACATACAGTGCTTGTATAATCATTATAGACCTACTAGCACAAGAGAAAAACAAAGAGTACTATATTGTGTCGTCGGAACTATCAAAGATGCGTGATACCGTCTTAAAAGACTTTGTTAATATTATAACCGATAGACAGATCGATTGTAGAATGACAGGTATAGAACACGGAAGCCCTAAAATCATTTTCAGTACCGGTTCGTTTGTTAGGTTCATTGGGTTAGATAAAGACGACGTAGGTAAGGGTTTACGTTCTGATCTAGTGTATGTGAACGAGGCTAACAAGATTAATTTTGAATCATATCGAGAGTTAACGAGTAGAGCCAAGAGAATCATAATCGATTATAACCCTAACGTTGAGTTTTGGGCGCACAAAGAAGTGATCCCGCGTGAAGATTGCGACTTTCTTAAGCTTACTTTCTTAGACAACGAGTACCTAAGTAAAGAAGAGAGAGCAGAAATACTAAGATACAAGACTAAAGGTTACAACGAGGACGGAACTATAAAAAGCGAGTACTGGGCTAACAAATGGCAAGTTTACGGTTTAGGAAATACTGGCGGCATTGAGGGCGTTATCTTTGAATCATTTAAAGAAATAGACCAAGTGCCAGAGGGTGCAAGGTTATTAGGTCATGGAATGGATTTCGGTTATACAAATGATCCGACCGCTATCACATCTATCTACAAATACAACGATAGCATTATCCTAGATGAAGAAATATATTCAACTGGTTTACTTAATTCAGACATTATAAGGCTATGTAAGCAGCAATCAATCGGAACGGCTCTATACATATACGCTGACGCAGCAGAACCAAAGAGCATAGCGGAAATCAAGCGAGGCGGGATAAGAATAATGCCAGCAAAGAAAGGAGCGGATAGCATCAACTTCGGTATAGGATTAATTCAGGAGCAAGATATTATAATTACCAAGAGATCAAAGAACGTTATAAAAGAGTTCCAATCTTATACATGGGCAAAGACTAGGACAGGAGAGAGATTAAACAAACCTATAGATATAAATAACCATGCAATAGACGGTATTCGTTACTGTATTATGGAACTCTTCGGAAAGCCTAAAGGAGTTTATCACGTCTCATAATTATTTAGAATCATTATAAATAACAACTAATCATACCAATCATAGTTGGTAATGTATAAAAGGGTTGTATATTTGTAATGAACATTAAAACAAACACGAT